CAATTATAATAAAGCACACGTATTAATAGAGGTAAATGATATAGGAGAAGCAGTTGCTTCTAGTTTATTCTATGATGTAGAGTATGAAAACGTATTGATGTGTGCAATGAGAGGTCGTGCAGGTCAAGTAGTGGGACAAGGTTTCTCAGGTAACAAGACACAGATGGGTGTCAAGATGAGCAAAACTGTTAAGGCACAAGGATGCTCTAACCTAAAGACATTGATAGAGGATGATAAATTAATTGTTAAGGATTACAACATAGTATCTGAACTAACTACCTTCATCCAGAACAAACAATCATTTGAAGCAGACGAAGGATATCATGATGATCTGGTTATGTGTCTGGTTATATTCTCATGGTTAGTACAGCAAGAATACTTTAAAGAAATGACGGATCAGGATATTCGTCGCAGAATATATGAGGAACAGAAGAATCAAATAGAACAAGACATGGCTCCGTTCGGTTTTATTGATGATGGACTGGAGGATGAAAAGATAGTAGATCAAGAAGGAAATATTTGGACTATTGATATGAACAGCACTGATTATAAGTTAGATGAGTATGGAGATAGAGAATTTATGTGGGAGTATCGCTGAAGAAGCTCCAATTTCTAAATAACTATAGACAAAAATTGATTTATCATCAGGAGTACACGCATGGCTAGCACGCTTCTATCGCCAGGAGTTGACATTCAGGAAAGGGATTTAACACTTGGTTCGATTGAGACGGTTGAAGTAAACGTTGGAGCAATAGCAGGATCATTTACAAAAGGACCTGTTCTTACACCAGTTCGTATATCATCCGAGGCTCAACTAATTGAAATCTTTGGAGAACCATCTGAAGCAAACGCAGAGACATGGTGGACTGCTTCAAGTTTCCTCTCCTATGGTGGAGTACTTGACGTAGTTAGATGTGCAACATCTGGCCAGTTAACTGCTTCAGACGATAGTACAACTTCTCCATATCTTCTTTCTATTACTACTAAGGAAATATACGAAGAGACATATTTTTCAGCAGCAGCAAACCCATTTAAGTGGGCTGCAAGAGATGTAGGTTCTCAATCAAATGCAATTAAGGTTGCAGTCATTGATAAAGGAGCAGATATTTCGTTAACTCTAGATGGTTCTCTATCTGTTACAACTATTGGTACACAAGTTCAGAACACAGCTTCTACAAAGAGTGGGTACATCTATGCGTGGGATGCAACTACTAATACAGTTTCATTAATTACTTCTGACGATTGGGATACTTCTGATGTTGTAGAAAACGGTGTTACCGATAGAAATATCTCAGCAGTTGCTGACTGGTACGATAGTCAAATAGTCTTTACTGGATTACCTTGGTCATCAATCGGTCCTCGTCCTGGCACTTCACCTTATGTTGCTGCTCGTGGCGGTGCTAATGATGAAATGCACGTTGTAGTGTATGATTCAACTGGTGGAATTACTGGAGTACCAAATACTCTACTTGAGAAACATACATATGTTTCTAAATCAAACAATGCAAAAACTTCACAAGGTTCAGGTAATTACTATCCTTCCGTAGTTCTTGAGAAATCAAACTACGTATACTGGGGTTCACATGAAACTGCAGTATATGATGTAAGTGCTAACCAAGCAGCTACTGGTGGTAACATTGCTGGTACTAATAACGCAGGTTCAGATAGCACAACAACTTTTGATTTATTTGGAGCACCTACAACTTACACCTTCCAAAAAGGTGCTGAGACTGGTACTGCATCATCAGGAGAAATCATTTCAGGACTTCAAGAGTTCGCTGATACTGAAACAGTTCAGATTGATTACGTCATTATGGGACCTGGAGATCCTCAAAGCAAAACAAACACTCAGGCAATTGCTGCCAAAGTATTGCAGATTGCCGACACTAGAAAAGATTGCGTCGGTTTTATTTCTCCATATAGAGGAGATGTTGTTGGAGTAACAAACTCTACAACGCAAACAACAAACGTAGCAAGTTTCTATTCTAACCTTCAATCCACATCATTCGGTGTGTTTGATAATACATGGAAATATATCTACGATAGGTTTGCTGATAAGTACAGATACATTCCATGTAACGGAGACGTTGCAGGACTATGTGCTGAAACTACTGCAAACGGATTACCTTGGTTCTCACCTGCAGGTTTAAATCGTGGTTCACTTAAGAACGCTGTTAAACTAGCATACTCACCAAGCAAGTCAGAAAGAGATTCATTATATCAGAAGAGAATCAATCCAATTACCAGTCTACCTGGTCAAGGCATTGTTCTTTTCGGTGACAAAACAGCTCTCGCTTCACCATCTGCATTTGATCGCATCAATGTTCGTCGTCTTTTCAATGTGATAGAGAAGACAATCGGAAATGCTGCGAAGGGAGTACTTTTTGAACTCAATGACGAATTCACACGTAACAACTTCAAGAATATTATTGAACCATACCTTAGAGGTGTACAAGCCGAAAGAGGTATCACAGACTTCTTGGTTATATGTGATGACTCCAATAACACTGGTGATGTCATTGACGCGAACGAATTTAAGGCAGATTTCTTTATCAAACCTTCACGTTCAATTAACTTTATCACATTGACTTTCGTAGCAACACGTACTGGTGTTAGCTTTGAGGAAGTCGTCCCTCGCAGATAATTAACGGAGCATTTAAAAAATGACAAGCCCACTAGGAATTCTAGAATTCCAGAAAGCAATTAGAGGCGGTGTACGTCCTAACCTTTTCTCAGTAACCCATCCATGGCCAGCTGCTAACACTGATTTAACAGAACCAAATGTTGCTGGTGTTGCAGCATCCAAAGGATCTGCTGTTACATACATGTGTAAGTCTGCTGCATTGCCAGCAACTAATGTAGGTACAGTTGAACTACCATTTAGAGGACGTGTTATCAAAGTTCCTGGCGACAGAACTTATGAAACATGGACTGGTACATTCTATATGGATGACGCATTTGCACTAAGAAGTGCTTATGAAAAATGGATCGAATTAACTAATGGTGTAGATAAAAATACTGCATCAGCTGATATAGTAGATACATGGGTAGACATCAAGATCACACAACTTGATAAGTTTGGTGGTGCAGGTGTTGCTGATCCAACTAAGTTGACAGAACTACGTACATACAAATTAGTACAGGCATTCCCAGTTTCAGTGTCACAGGTATCTCTAGCATATGACAACAACGATTCATACGAAGAGTTTGATGTTGAGTTTGCATATCAGTACCATACTTCAGTTGGTAGTGGTGGCAACGACACAGTTGACAGTTCTGGAAGCTAACTAAATAGTAAGGTAAAGAAACCAAAATATTATGGCAGAGTTATTCGGTTTCTCGTTTAAGAAGAAAGCGGTCAAGGAGCGTGCCCCGTCTCCTGTCCAACCTTCTAGCGAGGACGGAGCTACTAGTTATATTGCAGGAGGTTACTATGGTCAGTATCTTGATCTAGACGGTAACTTCAAGACTGAATATGACATGGTGAAAAAGTATCGAGAAATGGCGATGCATCCAGAAGTGGATTCCGCCATTGAAGATATTTTGCATGAAGCTATTGTTGCTGATCAGAACGATAGTCCTATAGAAGTTAACCTTGATAACCTTGAGGTTAGTGAAAGTGTCAAGGTAATGATCCGAGAAGAGTTTGATTATATTAAAAATTTATTTGGATTTGATTCTAAAGCCCATGAGATGTTCCGCAGATGGTACATTGATGGGCGTTTGTATTATCATAAAGTAATTGATTTAGATAATCCAGCAGACGGAATTAAAGAAGTAAGATATATTGATCCATCAAAGATTAAGAAAGTAAGGCAGATAACTAAACCCAAAACTGCAGATGAGTTTATGAAGTATGACTTCGGATCTTCCGCAGAATACTTCGTATACAATCCAAAGGGATTGAATAACACTTCAGCAAATAGTGGTATAAAAATAGCGAAAGATGCTATCACTTATGTGACAAGTGGTATAATGGACACCAATAGAAATATTGTTTTGTCTTATTTGCACAAAGGAATTAAAGTACTCAATCAACTTAGAATGATCGAGGACAGTCTAGTTATATACAGAATATCACGTGCACCAGAAAGAAGAATATTTTATATTGACGTAGGTAATCTACCAAAAGTTAAGGCAGAACAATACTTACGTGAAGTTATGGGAAGATATCGTAACAAATTAGTATACGATGCTGCCACTGGAGAGATAAGAGACGACAGAAAATACATGTCAATGATGGAGGATTTCTGGTTACCACGTAGAGAAGGTGGTAGAGGAACAGAAATTACTACATTACCAGGTGGTCAAAACCTTGGAGAATTGACAGACGTGCAATATTTCCAAACAAAACTTTACAAAGCGTTAAATGTTCCTGCAGGTAGATTAGATTCTGGTACAGCATTTAACCTTGGAAGGTCATCTGAGATCACTAGAGATGAATTAAAGTTCACTAAATTTGTGGGTAAACTCCGCAAGAAGTTTAGTGACATCTTTAATGATACTCTAAAAACCCAGTTAATCCTGAAGAGTGTTATCACTCCTGAAGACTGGGAGGATATGAAAGAACATATCCAGTATGACTATCTTAAGGATAATCATTTCACAGAGCTTAAGAACTTAGAGATGAAGACAGAGCAACTCAATGTGCTTGGTCTTATGGATCCCTTTGTTGGTAAGTACTTCTCCATCAATTATATTCGTTCTGAAATTCTCGGTATGACTGAGAAACAGATTGAAGAAATGGATATGGAAATGGCAGATGATATAGAGATGGGTAGAGCAATTAACCCAACTGATCTAGTCGCTGCAGATCAAGAACAATTAGATGCAGAAACAGATAATATAGAACTTGATAAGGAAGTTAAGAGAGCTCAAATTGCTAGTC